TTTAACCAAACGCATGGTGACAGATGTCATTTTGTTCATTCCACGCAAGGCGGGAAAATCGACTCTAACGGCAGTTTTGACGCTTTATGAACTTTTATTTGGCGAAGCGGGTCCCGAAGTGTTCACTCTTGCGACAAATCGTGAGCAAGCAACAATTGTTTTTGATGCCGCCAAAGGGTTCATTGAATCGATGCCGCGAGAACTTGCAGAGTTGTTTAACCCGAGCAAATACAGTATCGGGAAAAAAGGCGACACACAGTCAATGTTTAAAGCGTTAAGCAGAGACACAAAAAAATCGGGCGACGGCAAAAACCCATCAGCAGTCGTTGTTGACGAAGCCGCGCAGATTGTGGACAGAAACAGTATCGAGGTTCTGCACTCGGGTATGGTGGCTAGACAAAATCCACTAAGGGTTTATATTACGACTGCTTCGTTCACGAAGGACACAAAGTTTTATGAGGACTTGTCCATGTATCAATCGATGCTTCGTGGCGAAGCAACTGACAATCCGCGTTGGTTTGGCTTGCTCTACGGACTTGATTTGGGCGACGATTGGCGTGACCCTATCAATTGGGCAAAAGCCAACCCAATGCACGGCATATCCGTCTTTGAAGACGCTATAACTGCACGCGCATTAGAAGCAAAGCACAAGCCTGCCGCGCTTAATGAGTTTCTTTGTAAAACACTCAATGTTTGGGTTTCCGCAAACGCGGCATGGCTTGACAGACAACATTGGGATGACTCCGCGTGCGCGATAGTTCCACGCACAGAAGAACCCGAGGCGGTGTTCATCGGCTTTGACTTGGCGGCTACACGCGACTTAAACGCAGTCTGTACGCTCAAAAGATATGGTGAATTGGACTATGAGGCAGAGTGGCAGTTCTTTTTGCCCGAAGACTCACTGTCTTTTATCCCCAAACACTATCTCGACATTTTCCAAGTTGCAATTGCAAGCGGCATTTTGAAATTGACTGAGGGCAACGTCATGGATGACCGCGAAATCAGCGAGTACATCATTAATCAGCAATGTCAAAAATACAACGTCAAGGAAGTCGGCTATGACGCTTACAACGCGGCAAGTTTAGTTGCTCGACTGCATGACGCAGGCGTGCCTGTTAAGAAGGTAGGTCAAGGCATGGCGGTTCTTAACAATCCGAGTAAATACATTGAGAAATTGATTCTCAACAAACAAATTAAGCATGATGGCAACCCGTTTGTTGGGTGGCAACTTGGAAATTGCGAGTGCTACACAGACGTTAATGGTAATATCAAGGTACGCAAGAACGAGGCAGATAAAGCGGCAAAGGTTGATGGCATAATTTCAATGATTATTGCGGCACATTGCTCTTTGGATAACCCGTATGTAAGCGATAGTTTTGGATTTCGTGCGTTTTAATGTAGGATTGCGGAAATTTAGGAGAAAAACATGGGTATTTTCGATGTTTTCAGCAAGAAAAATGACGTTAAAAACGAATCAAACGTCGTTCTTGGACAGTTGCAATTGGGTAATCAGGTCGTTATTGGACAAAATAACAACCAACCCGCACAACAATTACTGTACGTTACGACATCAAGTACCACAGTCGCGGGTCGCGTACTTGATATGTCTGCGCTTACGCGCAACAGCACAGTCATGGGATGCGTCGGTGTCAAAGCACGCGCATTGTCTCAATGCGGCATTTCCATTATGGCAAAGAACAAAGATGGCGGTTTAGTCGATGCACTGACAGACCCAAGCATTGGCGCACGCGATAAAGCAAAAGCGCAACAAGTTATCAATCTATTACAAAACCCAAACAACTTTCAAAGCGCATACGAGTTTTGGTATCAATGGATGATGTGGCAAGACTTGGCAGGCGAGACTTTTACGTTGTGGTGGCGTAAAGACCAAAAAGACCCTGTGCAAACTCCGTATGAAATGTACAACCTTGACGCGACGCTCATCACAGTCAAGTTGACCGAGGGTAATTACCCATCATACGTGCTGAGTTCGCCTTCGTATGGTTTTAGCAAAGACACTCCACTTAATGCTCATCAAGTCATGCACATCAAAGAAGCGGCATGGCAAGGCTCATCAGGCTTTAACAAGGGCATTTTGGCTACTGAGTTAATTGCGCTTGACCAAGACATCGATGTGTATGCCAACTTTATTATGCAAAACGGGGCTAAACCCTCGGGCATTTTTTACACTGACCAAGTAATTCCTGACGCAAAGTTTAAAGAAATTGCATCACGCATCAAAGAGACTTGGAACGCCATGACGGGCAGTCGAAACACAGACCCATCTAAGGCGGGTCAGGGTATGTTGCTCGACCAAGGCATGAAGTACGACCCAATTAAGATGCTGACGTTGCAAGACGCAGAAGCGGCAGAGTTAAAGATTCAAACAATGAAACGCATTTGCGGTTTGTTTGGCGTTCCTCCCGCAATGCTTGGTATTGCAGACCAAAAATATAATAATACTCAGACAATGCTTGATGAGTTTTATAAAACAGTCATGTATCCGACTGTGATTAATATCGAGCAAAAACTGAAACAGCAATTATTTAAAGGTTACCCAAATCTTTGTGTACGCTTTGACACAAAAGATTTTCTCAAGGGTGCGCCACTCGACCAAATGAATTTTGTGACATCCGCAGTAAAGGCGGGTATCATGACCCCAAATGAGGCACGCGAGTATTTGAATATGTGCCGCATCGATGGCGGTGACGAGTTGGTCGCAAGTGGTGGTGCAAACGAACCTATCAAGGGGACTTCACCACAAGATACGGGCGGTGGCGGTGGAAATCAGACGAAAAAGATGAACATTGGCGCAACATAATGAACAATTTGAAAAAAATGCTCGTTGCACTCACTTCACAAATCAAGTCAAGTGATGTTACACTCGCCACGGCAGAGATACCCCACAAGATAAAAGACGACAATCAATCTATTCACAACGGGGTGATAAATGAAGAATTTAACTCTAATTTGCGAAGCGCAAGTACAACTAGCGGCTGGCGCAAACGAAGCGCAAAACCCATCGGGCATGATGGAGGCGAGAGTGACAACGTGGGGCGCACGCGAGGGCGCAGACGGGCGAAAGTTCAATTACCAACCTGAAGGTTTTATGGATTGGGCCAAAGAGTTCAATTCAGGCGACAAACCTTTGCCAATGTTCCTAAATCACAACGACTTGGGTATGCCCATGGGCGAGTGGAACGCATTTGAGTTTGACGACACAGGCATGACTGCAAAAGGTCGCTTGTACACAAACACTGTTGGCGGCAACGACTTGTATCAAATCTTGAAAGAATCTCCAAAGATGTTTGGCGGTGTTTCTGTTGGTGCATACGCTGACGAGGCACAAATGGTCGATGCTGATGGCAATCCATGTGATGACGATTGCGAAGAAGCATATTTTCAAATCACAAAAGGCGGTTTGCGCGAAGTATCCATTGTGATGTACCCAAATAATCCAAATGCAGAGATTAACAAATTAGAAATGTTTACGACTGAAGGGTTGTTGAACATTCGTACAGTCGAAAAGACCTTGCGTGAGGCGGGTCTGACTCGGAAGGATGCGACCACCGCATCTTTGGTATTCAAGAAAGCATTGGAACAGCGTGAGGCGGTTTCTTTGTCTATTGAATCTCTACCAAATCAGGGTGAGCCTGAAGCGGTGGTAAATGAAGCCGATGAGTTGCTTGCCGCTTTTGAAGCGCGTGAGTTAGTCAAGGCACTCGAAAAACGTATCTAAAGAAAGGACATCATCATGTCTATGGATAAAATTATTGAAAAAGTTGACGCAATTGGCGCATCTAACGAAGCAAAAATTGAAGCAGTCAAAACTGAAGTTTCTGCATCAGTAGAAACAGCAAAAAATGAAATGAGCGAAAAGTTTGCCGCTTTGGAAGCCAAAGTTGCATCGATTCAAATCCCTGAGTACATTCGCACTCCACACAAGACTGTTCGCGGTGACGTAAATCGTCGCGTGAAAGAACAACTTGCATCTTTCACAAAAGGTAACGCTCGTGTTCACACAGAATTAAAACTGTGGGAATCTGACGACCAGTACAACGCGTACATGACTGAAGCATCACAGTTGACTGGCTCTGGCGCAGGCATCGGTGGTCGCACAGCGTATGACCCAGTGTTCCACAAACTGCGTTTGATTAACCCAATGCGCGGTGTGTCACGTAACGTTGCAACTGATGGCTCAACATACCAATTTAGAGCAAAAATTGGCAACGCGGGCGCATTTTGGGGATATGCAATTAATAACAACTCCTCAAGCGGTCCCAATCCAACTACTGAAGCGACAAGCATTTGGCAGTTGAATATGCAAGACATCAACGTTCAGTTCCCAATCCGTACTGCGG